ATCTTCGCACCGCACATGAGCATTGATGAGACCGACTTAGCTCAGAATGTTCTGATGAATGCTGCACAGCGCGGCATGGGCTCGATTGAACGTGCAACGCACTTCATGTCGGGGCAAATCCACGTCACCGCATACCAGCAGCAGATCGCTGCGTCCGCTATTACCCCGAACGTCATCAAGACGATCGCAGGGGAGGAGACCAACCTGACGATGCGTAAGCTTCGGGACATCGGCCTCGAACCCAACCGGGTCAACGAGATCACCGATCTGATCGAGCAGGGCGTCATCAAGGTGGACGGCAGCAAGGTCGAACTGAACAGCAAAGAGTGGAGCCCTGAACTTCGTATGGAGTTCGGTGCAGCCATTACCCGTGCCATGCACCAGCAGGTACAGAAGGGGCTGATCGGGGAGACCTCGGTGTGGATGAACAGCGACATTGGGAAGCTGCTGACCGCGCTGAAGACGTTCTCCCTCGTGGCAACGCAGAAGCAGATGGCACGCAACCTGATGATCGGTGGGTCCAGCCACTTTGTTACAGCTTCGGCTTGGCAGTTGGGCTTCGCCTATGCAGTCCTGACACTGGCTCAGGGCATCAGCGGCACAGAGATGTCACCGGGCGACCGGGGATGGCTTGCAGCCGCGTACACGCCGAACATCGGCACAATCCCAATGCTTGTCGATCCCATGACTTCCATGATGGGTTTCGAGGACTTGAACTTCAGCCCCTACGGGCGCTACGCCTCATACCTCGACACTCCGGTGTTCGAGACGGCCAAGCGACTGTCACAGGCCCCCGGTGGGGCGATGGGGATGCTAAGCGGAGAGGGCTCGTATAAAGACATGCAGAACGCCCGATCCATGTTCTTCCTGAACTGGTACGGGATGAAACGGCTCTGGGAGGAAATGTAAGTAAATCAGCCGGATAGTCGATATGGGCTATCCGGCCTACCTATAGGACAAGAAAGGAGGCTCCACATGAGCCTATCAGTGAACAAGTTCACCTACGCAGGTGACAACGAGTTCGACCTGAACTTCGCTCTGGGTTATGCCTCGCGGGGCGACGTTACGGCTTACAAGCCGGGCGATCCCATCGTGGGCCTCGACTTCGACTGGCTGACGGACAGCCGTGTTCGGCTTGCAGCCGGGCATGGCCTAATCAACGGCGACGAGATCGTGTTCCGACGCACAGTGTCGAAGCAGCAGCTTCCTGTGGACTTGCTCCAGCCCGGCAAGGCAACGCGCGAGAACCTCGAACTGCTCTCCAAGCACATCATGTACGCTCTGCACGAGGTACTCGATGGCCGCGTCTCTGACAGCGTGCTGATCGAGGACGTTATCTTGCAGTCCGTCGAAGGTGCAGTCAACGATGCGTTGGCCTCGCTCACAGTGAGCCTTCAGCAGTTCGAGCAACTGTTCTTCAGTTTCTACAACACGTTCGATGGACAGAAGGAATACATCGTGTCGGCGGTACCTGCGACCTGCCAAGTTGATGACATCCAAGTGGACGTTCAGACGAACCCCGCATCAGACGTCGAGTTCCTGATTTCCAATGGTGGTCAGGTCAAGGCACAAGTGCAGATCGCAAAGAACGGAACAGTTACGCGTTCCCTCCCCGGCGGCGGAACCGAGTTCACCCTTGCTGCTGGTCAGACTACCTGCGAACTCAGCACAGGCGTTGCAGACGCAACACTGGAATGCGGCATCACCATCATCGGTGGTGTGGACGTATCCAGCATCACAGTATAAGGAGACAGGGCCATGATCCCGAGAAGCAAATCGACACGAACAGTGAAGTCCCTACTTCGTGGCGTGGCCCTGCTCCCCTCAACTGGGGAGTGGTGCTACAGCACGACACCCGCCACGTACACTCCCTCGTTCAGTTCCGCTAAGAGCGAGAACACCCAATGGGATAGCGGGGCGAGTGGCAAGACGAACATGACCCGTGCAATGAACAACCTTGATAAGAACATCCCGTCTAATAAATGGGTGAGCCTCATCGTGTCTTGGATGGGAGACGACCTTCGGCTCGGTGAATGTACCGTGAAGCCGAAAGGTGAGCATTTCACACTGCTAACACCGGGCGGCGAAGGTGGAACCATTGAGGTTCACGACGATCTCGCCCCGTGGGCAGTGCCCGCGACAGACGGTGTGGACGAGGTAACGGTTTACGACCTCGACCAGACCACAATCTTTATGAACCGCGTCAGCGACGGAAGCACTCAGGCACAACTGACGTACAACTGGTCGGTGACTGGCGGCACAGACACATCCATTACAGTCACGTTCGTTCCTTGCAGCGATGACGCTGGGAACACGGCTATCAACTCAGGCACTACGGTGTCCGTGTCGAACAGCCCTGACCTTAACGGCGCTCTTGACAGTGGACTGGTCAACACACCGACTGGCACCCAAAGCTACAAGATCACCGTGAACCGCACTACTGATGGTTCTTGGAACGATGTCGGATCAGATCGGACCTTCATTCTTGAAGTGTTCGCAATAGAGCCGGAACTTCTGCCTGACACTGGGACCAACGCACCGTACCCTTGGCTTGTAAATGGTCAGGGTAGGGGAGACCTCAGTATTCCTAGCATAAACTTTGATGCACCAGTCGAGTACAACCCGGTGTTTGTCGAGTGGATGAATGGCCGTAATGGTGCTACTGTGACAACCGGGTACGACACGACCGTCGATCCTGACAACAGCGTGGGCCAGCCATACGTCGATCCAGACAGCACTGGTTTCGTGGACCAAGGTGCAGGCGCAGTCCTGTGCGAGTACGCTGGTGGTGTCGATCAGGAAGCATACTCTGCGTGGAACCACGGTGAGACATCTGGTGGACGACCCGGAGGGAACGTACCCTATGGTATGTACCGCTGGCGCGGATACGTCTGGTCGCCGGTAGAGCGAGACTTCAACATGGCTATCCGTAAGGGTGGTGTTGGTGAGGACTACGTTTTGGCACCTTTCATTCGTCGCATCCCTGCTAAGCAGTGGGTCGAAGTGTTCCTTGATCTGCCTTCGGATGGTTCGTACAGCTACGTAGAGTTCATTCTTGACAAGAGCGACGACCCGGAGAACTGGTTCATGGTCACTAACGTGACGATGCTAGAGTTGGGTGTTGCGAAGGTGGCCTACGGCGGCACTCCTGCTGACCGCAGTGTCCTTGAAGGCATAGAGGACATGAAGAACCGTGGACAGAAGGTTCTGTTCTATCCGTTCATTCTCATGGACATCACAGATCAGCAAGCCTTGCCTGACCCAGACGGTTCGGGCACTCAGGGTGCATACCCTTGGCGAGGGCGTATCCGACCGCTTGACAGCGATCAGGGAACCGCGCAGGTACAGACTGACGTGGACAACTTCTTTGGTTCGTGCAGCGTGGAGGACTTCACGCCTGACTTTGCGAACCAGACAGTACAGTACACTGGACCCGCCGAATGGGGTCTGAGACGGATGACCCTGCACTACGCGCATTTGTGTGCTATGGCAGGTAATGTTGATGCGTTCTGCATCGCTACGGAGATGATCGGTCTTACGACCGCACGCTCCGGGCCAAACACTTGGCCTGCGGTGACTGCGCTGATCCAGCTTGCACAAGATTGCCGGGAAATCCTCGGAGATCAGGTTGAAATCACCTATGCGTGTGACTGGTCGGAGTTCATGCCCCAGAACTACAATGTCGGGCCTGACTTCTACAGCATTTTCCATCTCGATCCTCTGTGGGCTGACGCAAGCATCGACTTCATCGGTATCGACAACTACCTTCCTCTCTCTGATTGGAGGGGTTCGCCTCTGGCGATTGACGATGCCCTATGGAACAGCATCTATGAACTTGGCTACCTCAAAAGTCAGGTCGAGGGTGGGGAGCGGTACGACTACCAATACCTCAACTCATTCGACCGGGACAACCAAGTACGGACGCCTATAACGGAGTGGCGCTATCGAGACAAGGACCACAAGTCGTGGTGGACTAACCCTCACTACGACATCATCGCGGGTGTAACTCAATCCAGTGCAACTGGTTGGGCACCCAAGTCGAAACGCTTTGCGTACACCGAGTTCGGGTGCGCAGCTATTGATAAAGGGACCAACCAACCCAACAAGTTCCTCGACCCTAAGTCGGCAGAGAGTACGGAACCGTATTACTCTGACGGTGGGCGTGACGACCGGATGCAGCAGGTGTACTATCAGGCAATGACTGAATACTGGGCACCCAACGCAGGTCGCAACCCTACTAACGACGCAGGAGTACACTTCCTAGACTACGATATGTTCTTCGCATGGACATGGGATGCACGGCCTTGGCCTGCTTTCCCACGGTTGCTAGACGTGTGGTCAGACGCCGAGAACTACAATGCTGGGCACTGGTTGCAAGGCAGAGAATGGATCGAGAAAACCTGACGAACGATCAGGCAGCAGTCTTTGCGCTTCTAGGGGAACTCCGGGCGGATGTCAAGCACATCCTCTCGGGGCTCCACCAGAGCAAAGAAGAAATGAAGGACTTGCAGTCTAACATCGAGCAAGACACTAAGCAGTTGAATGACCGGCTCTCTAAGGTCGAGAAGTTCAACACTAAGGTGATCGCTTATGCCAGCGTAGCACTTCCTGTGCTGATGATCGTATTGCAGTGGGGCATCCCCGCACTGCTCGCACTTATATAAGGAGAAATACATGGCGAAAGGAGCAGCCAAGGAAAATGAACTCGGTGGTCTGCACTCGATGCTGGCCAAGGTGTTCACCAAGGTACTCGACAAGTACGAGGCCCAACTGGATGCACTGGACAACCTCGACCGTGATGCGGTTGCGGAGGACATGCTGGCTATGATCGCAGAGATCGATGATCCAAACCCAGCTATGTTGTCTGCCATCGCCAAGTTCCTCAAGGACAACGATGTAGGTATTGACAGCGAGGAGGTGGATGAACTGAACGCTACGAAGCGTCGTCTGGCTGATCGACGGGAGGCCCGTAAGCGGGCAGGGCACGCCAGCCTATCGGTTGTTTCGCATGTGGGTGAGGCATAATGTCTCGCCCGAACGATAGAGAGTTCGGCCCCACTGAACGCTGGGCCGATCTCGACCTCCTGCGGGGGGAATACCCCACATTCAAACCCTTCATCTTCGACGTGATGACCGGGTTGCTGGGCTTCGAGTGCAGTGATGTTCAGTTGGATATCTCAGAGTTCTTGGAGTTCGGCCCGAAAGAACGAATGATCCAAGCCCAGCGTGGGCAGGCCAAGACGACCATCACAGCCGCTTACGCGGTGTGGCGGTTGATCCACCAGCCGAACGCACGGGTTCTCGTGGTATCTGCGGGCGGCACACAGGCCACCGAGATCGCGAACTGGGTCATCCAAATCATTGACAACATGGAAGAACTTGCTTGCTTGCGGCCCGACAGGTCCGCTGGTGACAGGGCCTCGGTCGAAGCCTATGACGTTCACTACGAAATGAAAGGCCCGGAGAAATCCCCGAGCATCGCCTGTGTTGGCATCACGTCCAACATGCAGGGTAAACGTGCAGACATCCTGATCGCTGACGACATCGAGAGTTCCAAGAACTCCCAGACTGAACTTATGCGTGAACGGCTGGCACTGCTGACGAAGGACTTCGCGTCCATCTGCTCTGATGGCGACATCATCTATCTGGGCACACCCCAGACCATCGACAGCGTTTACAACGGGCTGTTCAGCCGTGGTTACTCCATCCGTATCTGGCCGGGTCGCTACCCGACAGAGAAAGAGGAAGAAAACTACGGGAAGTTCTTGGCCCCAATGATCCGCAAGAATATGGAAGCAGACCCGTCACTACGCACTGGCGGTGGACCCTCGGGCACTCGTGGCATGAACACCGATGTGGTGATTCCCGGCCTGTCAGAGGAAAAGCTGACCAAGAAGGAGATCGACCAAGGTGCCGCGTACTTCCAGTTGCAGCACATGCTCGACACCCGACTGTCCGACGCTGGGCGCTTCCCGCTCAAGTCCGACAAGCTGGTGTTCATGCAGGTCAGCGAGTTCACAGCACCACTGGAAATCTTCGTGCAACGCGGTCCTGCCACACTGCTCACAACCCCGCAGTCGTTCTACACGAGCGACAACTACTACCGGGCGGCTGAGTTCGGCAAGGAACACGCGAAGTTCACAGGCTGTCACATGGCAGTCGATCCATCCGGTAAGGGCTCTGACGAGACAACCTACGCGGTCACGAAGTTCCTCGCGGGGCGCGTGTTCCTAGTGGACTTCGGTGCAGTGCCCGGAGGCGTTGATGACGATGCTCTCGAAGCCCTCACGGCTGTAGCGGAACGGTGGAAACCGAACCATATCAGCGTGGAGAAGAACTTCGGTGACGGTGCACTCGCATCGGTCTGGAAACCCAAGCTGTTGCGCAAGCATCGGTGTGAGGTAGAGGACGTATGGGCCTCTGGCCAGAAAGAACTCCGCATAATCGACGCTCTTGAGCCGGTGATCGGATCAGGTCGTCTCATCGTGGATGAGGCGCTTCTATCTAAAGACGTGGAACTGTGCGAGATGCACCCGCTTGAACTGCGGGCGTCGTTCTCGTTCTTCCACCAGCTTTCTCGCCTGACCCGCGACAAACAGTCCCTCAAGCATGATGACCGCCTCGACGCGGTTGCATGGTCCGTCAAGCACTGGACCGAGGAACTGTCGCAGGACAGCCTGAAGGTTGTGAACCAGCAGCGCAAGAGAGCGTTCGCTGAGCGCATGAGAGACCCTCTGGGAGACGGCACGAAGCTGCCCGCCCAGACCCTCGCGAAACTCGGACTTAGCCCCAACAGGGGCGCTATATCGCGTGTCCGACGCAGATTTTAAGGAGCAAGACCATGACTGACAATAACACTGCGGCAAAAGCCGCCCCGAAGGCCAAGAAGGTCGAAGCCAAGCCCGAGGCGCTTAAGGTCGGCACGAACGTGCTGGCTCTCCCGTGGCCGCGAGACCCGCAGGGCTACCTCAAGACGATCAAGGCCGGTACTCGCGCCGCTGAGCGCGTGAACGGCGATGCAGAGCGCATGAATGACTTCCTGAAGTCCCTCGACATCCTCGCGGCCTACGCCAAGGAGACCTATGTGCGCGACCTTAAGAAGCGCACCAAGGCCCGTGAGAACGCCGTGTCGGCCCGTGCCCGGACGGCTGAGAA